ACAATAGAAGTAAGATTGTACTTTCATTACATCTAATATCTTTTCTGCTCTAAGAGTTTGTGTAGGTACATGGTATATCTTAACTATCTTTGTATGTTCTTTATTCCATATTACTTGGAATGCAGCATTACCATATAGTTTTAAATCAAAAGAAACTCTTCTTAAATCTTCTGCTGGTACTAACTTACCAAGAGTTTCTGCGAACTCTTCATCATCAGTTACAACACCTTTACCATAAATTAAATCTGCTACACCATCTACACAAGCAGCGTTGGTTGTGGATGTGTTATATGCCTCTGTAAGTAAATCAAAGAAGTCATCTTGATGATGTACACCAACAGGTACCCATTGGTATCTTGTTTTTATATCTTCGGTTACAATAGGAACTTCCTCCCTTGTAAAGTTTACCACAGAAAAGTTTTGTTGTTGTTTCATAGTACTATGTATTCGTTATCAGTTTCATAAGATACATACCCATCATTCTGAGTAGTATATTCTGTTTTATCAATAGATTGAGATGCATATACTTGTAATGAGCCTCTCCATATAGAACCACTTACTGAATCATTTATATCTACTAAGAACTCTTGTCCTACTCTTGTATCGGCAATCGATTGTGAGAAGGTTAGAATGTTCTCATATGCATTAAATGAACTCTTACCACTTAAATCATAAGAAGATGTAGTGAGCGTAAGCATATCGTATAAATCTAAGGATAATGTGGAACCACTACCTGTTGTTTCTGTTCTTACTACGAACTCGTTTGTGTTGGATATGTAATAACTAAGCATTATCTAGTGTTTATCTCTATTTTAACTTATAACAATCTCGTATTAACTTGTAGTAAAAAGAAAACCCCTTACATTACTGTAAAGGGTTTTTACTTTAAAAGTGTATATCTTCTGATATACTGTTATCTTATGATGCTACTATTGTAGGTGCTCCATCTAATCCCGCGAATGGGTCAGCAGCAGTTGCATTCTGTAAGAAAGCCGCTGGGATAGGTTCAGTACCTGTGAACGTTAATGAATAACCATATAGGTCACCCAATCCTGCTCCAGTCTGAATCGTACCAGCTGTCATATCTGCTCCTTCAGTCTCTCCTATTAATAGTGCTTCTCCGTTCTTAGTATGAACGATGATTTGTGGTCTACCATAAGCTAATAGTTTTAACTGTGTTGTCATCTCGTTAGTTAACTTTTTCAAGTTAAGAGTCAATTCTTGTGAAAAGAATGTTGTCCCATTATCTCTCGATGTATTTACAGTTTCAGTATATGCAGAAGTACCTTTTAGTTCATATTTGTACACCGTTTTTCCAGATAAATCATCGATTTCTGGATCAACAGTTGCGTTCTTATCGAAAGAAGCTGAAGTGTAGTTCATAAAGTAAACTGCTTGCAGTCCACCAACTGATTCCTTACATACTTCTTCTCTTCCGTTCGTTATTAAACAACTCATAGGTTTCTCCTGTTTTTAATTATTAAACTTATTTTTACTTACGCTAGTAAGTTAAAGGCAGCCACTTCATTAGTGAAGCCAATCTGCGTTGCCGCAGTATATCTCATGATTACTCTAAAATTTTGTGAGCCATCAATATCAGCCATGTCTAAAACACGCACTTCATTGTAGTCTGACATAAGACCAGTACCGAAGTGGAAGTTAGATTTTTGACCTGCGATAATAGTATTATCACTCATACCTGGTGCGTGAATAATCTCTAATCCTTGGAAGTTTAATGGTTTTTCACCAACGTTAAGTTGTGAGTTGAATGAACCAATGTTAACTTGACCTGATTGAGATGATTGCCATGCTTTAAGTACTTTAGTACCTACATAGATTACAGTATCTTCTTTACCATATACAGCTGATGGAATTGCATCTACAACTGCAGTTAAGATTTCTACTACGTTATCTTTATCTACTGTTCCATCAGGGTAATCAACTGAACCTGATTTAGCAGGGTTATAAGATGTAGCTGAACCAGATGATATAGTAATTCTTTCTTCAAATCCTAAGAATGAACCGTTTCCGATTGCACCATTCCAGATTGATTGTTCAGTAGCTTCTGCTACTTTACCACCAACATAAGATATTAAGTAATCAGTAAAGTTTCTTGGAATCTCATCGAAAGCAGAGTATCCCATAGATACTGCCTCCCAGGATGTCAAGAAGTTTTGCTTACATAATTCCAGGTTAACTTGTAGCTCTTTTGGCTCAAGTATAGTTTCTGTAATCGCAACTGATCCTGATGTTGCGAAATCACATGATGCATCTTGTACGATACCAGCTACATCAAGTTTTTGAATCACCTCTTTATACTTTACGTTGGGGTGAATTTCAACGTTTCCTTGGTCAAGTGTCTTTGCACTTAACAACGCAGCCGCGATGTAATCAGAACTTGCTTCTCCAGCATAAGTTGAGGTTACTGTTGGTAATGCGAAATTTTCTTTTTTTCTCATTTTAATTTCTCTAATTAATTGTTATACATTCTTGAAAGAACAGAGTCATGATAGTTAGGGGTTAGTTTTTTGTTTTTAGCTTTACTAAACTTAGATGCTTCAATTGGTGCTCCATCAAGTTTCTTAGCTTCAACAGCTTTTTCTTCCTCTTCTTCAAGTTCTTCTTCTTTTGTTTCTTCAGCTGCTTCAAGCTTCTTTTCTAACTCATCAATACGATAAGCCATCTGTTCTACTTTTTCAGCAACATCTTCTAAGTTGATTGTTTCATCAACATCTTCACCTTCTTCTAAATCGGCTTCTTCAGCAGGCTCTTCGATATCGATTAGCTCTTCCTCTTCCTTTTCTAAAGCTTGTGTGATGTTAGGGTCAACTTCAATAGTTTCTTCTGACATGTCTTTTTCTTCATCTTTGTCCTCTAGCTCAACGTTTTCACGCTCTGTGATGACACCTCCCTTCGTAAAGATTTTGAAACGTACTACCTCACCTTCTGCTCCGGTAAGTTCTAGTTCGTGTTCGCCATCTGGTGCTGCTGATTTTGTTCCATCTTCTGAAACAACTTCAACAGTTTCACCTACATCGAAAGTAGGAGATTCAAGAATAGTACCATCAGCAAGTTTTGCAAAAGTAAGACTCACTTCATTATCTTTTAATGATAGTAAAGTCATTATCTTTCCTAATACTGTGTTTGATTCCATAATTACTTCTCTTTTTTTAATTTAACCTTATAACAAATAAGATTGGGTTTGTATTAATTTTTCTTTTATAGTTTATCCTTTAAAGATTGAACCAGGTGTTGCTGATGCGTTACCTGAGGTTTGTAATCCAGCTCCTATATCAAAGTTAGGAGTTTCAACAAATATGTTATTAGTTGCTTGAGCTGCATACATACCATCTACAATTGTATTTGTAAAGTTTTGGTCCATTGATGATGTACCATCGTAGGTATAGTAGAATTGCCCGTTTGAATGAATAGTACCATCTTCTAATGGGAACTTTGCTCCAATAGCAAGTAGTTGTGGGAATCCATTTGCACCATCAATCATTAGAGCTTTATTAGCACTACTCGTTCCTTTCTGAGTAAAGTCTCCTATTACTATTGGGTTGTTAGTATTGTTTGGATTATCAATAATTTTGTTAACTGGACCATTTAGATTGTTAGTTGGATTAAACTCTTGGAATTGAGATGTCCATGTAGAATCAATAGTACCATCTTCTTTAAATGCCATTATATATTCATAAGAGCCTGAAGATGAACCTGTTCCAAAGTTATCAAAGTCTCCTCCTACTACCCAAACTCCTGATGAGCCTGATTCAAACCAATTGATTGTGTTTAGAGCTCCGTTAGGTTGAAGGTTATTACCAATTTTAAAATCTTGTGCACCTAATGTAAATGAAGTATCTACTGTACCATCGTTATTTAAAATAACCATGTTACTGTGTTTGTTTGCTACTCCATTCCAATCTTGTCCATTATGTACTACACCAATCTTACCATTTGGGTTTACATATATATCTTTTACTTGACCATCAGAAGTACTAAATAGATTTGTTGGTCCATCACCAATATTGGTATTGAATGTAGTATCTATATCTAATGTACCGTTTTGATATCTACCTAAACCTTTAGGATATACAGTAGCATCACCGATATTAAATCCATAAACATTACCTGATAATAGTTTGTTATTACCTCTTACATATATAAATTCTTCTTCATCATCAGTAGCCATACCACTTATTGATGAACTTACATCTGAGAACAAGCCTGAAGATGATACGATTCCTCCTGTTGTTTTATCTACTAAACGTATATCTCTGTAATCTATACCACCTGATACTAATCTTAAATCCATTAGTACACTATCTCTTGCTCCTCCAGCGAACCTTACTTGTTTTAAAGATAAAGCAACAGGTCCGTTACTTACGTTTACTGCATTGTTCCAAGTAGCATCTAAAGAACCACTAAAATCCATTTTAGCTATACCACCTTCGGTAACTGAGCCCATCTGCGAACCACTTACTTTATATGTTGTAGAGGAAGCTACATAGATTGAATCGTATGTTGGTATATACGGAATGATAGTAAACTTCTGCGAACCGAGGTTAGCTATCGGTGTAAACATTACTCCTGGCATATCTTATTCGAATTTTGTTACGTTAACTAAATAAACTTCTGATGTTGTTCCATTATCAAATGTACTAAGGGTAATCATATCTCTACCACCTGCGCCTGTTGTTGCAACGTATGTAGAACCTGATGGTTGTAATATATTGTTAGCTAATGTTACAGTACCGGTACCCGTTGATTTAACTAATACATTCATAACTTGTCCATTACCAAGATTGTTTGTTGATATGTTTGTATTACCACTTGAAGGTAAAGTTACAATAGCCATTTGTGCTTGAGCGAAATCAACTGATGCAGTATTTGAACTTATACCAACATTTTGTATATCTGAATATACTTTACCACTTAATTGAAGTGGTGTTACCATTTGAGTATTGTTTGTACCTGAGAATATCTGAGTAGTTTGAACATTACCAAATACACCAGCATCTGCACTAATTGGATTATTTGGAGCCATGGTTAAAGAACCACTTATAGCTACATTGTTAAAGAATGTAATCGGTGCACCTACATTAGTATAGAAAACATTAGAATCTACACCATCAAATTTACCAACTGCTGCTTCTACTGAACCTGATGTATCAATTGAAGCACTTACTACCATGTTCTGTCTAAATTCAGAAGGTCCGTTACATATTATATTGTTGTTAAACTCAGTTGTGTTTTGAAAGTAATTGTACTTAAAGAACTGTACTGTTGAATCATCTTTAGCTGCTAAGATAGTTTGTCCGTTACCACCACTACCTCCACCACCAAATAGTTGGAATACAGGAGTAGAACCATCTATACCTGTGTAGGTGTTGATGTTAATACCACCATTCATACTATTACCAGTATCTAATACAGTAAATCCTGCATATACATTACCTGGATTTAAAGTTCTGTTTGTATAGATTTCACTACCTGCAAACTGATATTGTTGTGAGGTATTACCAATTCTAATGTAAGGGTTACCTGATGGATTGATTACTTCAATGTTTTGTTTTGAAACTAATCCTCCTAATGCATCTACTGAACCTGTTACTTGTACATTACCTCCTAAAAGAGTTAATGAATTTCCTGCGCTTAGAGTTTGTGTACCATTAAATGTATTTGAACCAGTTACTGCATATCTTCCATCAAAAGATGATGTAAGTTGTGATGAACCACTAACTACTCCATTTGGTAATGCTGCAGTAGCATCTCCAATGAATGAACCAGTGAATACTGATGCACTTACATCACCATCTACTGTTACTGATGTTTGTTTAGAACCAGTTGATGCTTCTAAACTTATCTTAGTACCTTTTAATGTTAGTTGTGATTCTGAATTACCTGCTGAAGATAAACTACGAAGGGATGCATAACCTATTTCTGTTCCTCCACCTGGTTCTGGTGAACCTAATGATGAGTGTTTTATCTCTATATCTCTTTGTGATGCTGTTTGATGATTATATAATCCAGCTCCTGCATTTGGTATAGCTTTTCCTACTTGTCCCCAAGAACCACTTAATTGATTTCCACCATAAGTAGAAACACCTTCGATAGATTCTACACCTTTAATTGAAGAAGGAGTGAACTTACCTTCACCTACATTAGTACCACCTTCTATCGTGATAGGTGAATCATCTCCAGGGCCTGATGTGATTGTTACTGCTGTTGCTGATGGGTCTGATACTGTTACTGAACCACTAATGGTTTGGTTACCATTGAATGTATTCGAACCAGTAGTTGCAAATGAACCTGTATCTATTGTACTTCCAGCGAATGATGAAGTTGCTACTGCTTGTGGTACACCACTACCATCTCCTACCCATGCGTATCCATTTTGTATGTTTGGTAAATCGTTTGTTCTTTGTATCGCTGATACTACTATCTCTCCATTGTTTGATTGTACTCTACCAATTACACCTATGTTCTGTATAAGGTTTGTACCTGTTGGTTTTACATTAGTATATCCACCTCCACTAGCAACATATAAAGTATCTCCTATCGCTGGAGTAGTTAGACCTGTATCAGTATCTACATTTGAAAAGTTTCCAGCTACTGCAATAAAGATGTGGTCATTGTTACTTGCATTTACCATAGCTAAACCAACTACTGGCATCTTAGAAGAATCACTAGCATCTGCTTTTAAAACTTCTGGCTTTCCTTCTCCATTATTATATCCACTAACATAGACAGGGTCTCCTTTAGTAAGTGTTTCTTTAGCAATTACAGGAAACTGTACTGCATCTGCGTGTTCTGCATTCTCTGCTTCTTTTGCAAATTCAGCGTGTGATGCTGATACCACGAGCGAACCTGTTAATGAGAACGAATCAATACAATCTAAATCAAATTGACGTATATCAGTTGGGGTTATCTCTTGGTTTGTATTATTAGGGAACAGAGCGTTACTCTGTGATATTAATCCTTCTCTATCTAATTGGCTCATATCTTTTTCTGTATTTAATCTTCTATGAAAATATCAAATCCACTTGAAAACCCACTTGAGAAAGCTCCGGTATCTACTTTTGGCAATGCATTAATCCTACCAATTCCTTGATTTTGTAAATATCCTTTACAACATCTTACTGAATAGGTGTTAGCATCTAAACAAAGACATCCTCTACGAGAATTCTTTGGCGAAGAGTGAGATACAGTAGGCCCTATATATAGACCTGTTTCTCTATGTTTTCTCAGTTTTCTTGAATATGACATTATTCTTTTATACCTATAACAATCTACTTAATGTTTATATTTGTTAAGGTTCTCCTTATGTATAAGGTTTTCCATTAAAGATTTATCGGATTGATAAGCAAGGTATAGTAAACATTCCTCTAAAGGGCGTTGTGTTACTTCATCAAATTTTAAGATATCTTCTCCTGCAAGTTGGACAACTGTTGAATAGCTTCCCCACTTTCTCCCAAAATTGACTTGATGTTGGGTGATATTTCCTCCTGGTTCTTCAAATAGCTCAGGGTACCTTTCACTAAGTCCTTGTACAAACGAATGAAGAAAAAAAAACAACCAAAGTGAAAATCCATTCCCACTTCCCACCATTTATCATCATCCCATGGTTCAGGTGCTTTATAGTTCTCAATCTCATAGAGAGCACCTACCTTCTTAGTTACAGGCCTATATAGGATAGATAAGATAGTTGGCCAATCATCATTCAACTGAATGTTCTCAAATGAGCTAATATCTAAATAAGCTCCGTATGGCATTGTAGATAAGTTAGGTTGGAATCCATATTCAACACCATCGATAGTAATCAACCTTTGTATATCGTAATCT